GAACGGTGCGGGCGTGGTGGCGGGCTGATTGTTGTCGTGCGTGCGGTTGCCGTTCGGCCGGGGCGTCGGCGTGCCGTTCGGGCCGGTGGCATACTCTTCATCGTCATTGAGCAACCACGGCGCGACGCACAGCAGCGTGGTTTGTGAGCCGCCCTCATTGTCCTGCGTGAACGTCACCTGCTTGATGACCATCATCTGATCGAGGATGGCCATCGGCGACCACACGTACGGTGTTTGGTAGATCGCCCACAGATCGTTCTGCGGATTGAGCCAGCCGTACACCGTGATGGTGGCTTCCAGCTTCGAGCCTTCGCGCCACCACTGTTCGGCCTCGTTGCGCTTGGCGATTTCGTGATCATCCCACACCGGATGCTCGACCACCGACAGCAACGGGCTGTAGCGGGCCGCGCTGCCGGGCGCTTGCGCGCGCTGCCCGGCGGCATCCTGCATGTTCTTGTCGTCACCGCCCGCCGTCTGGCCATCGGTGAAATATTCCGAGCGGACCTGATCGTCGGTCCACACGCACTGCATCTTCTTGATGTTGACGCCCTCGACCAAATCGCCGGGCCGCACGCTCTCGGGATGATCGCCCGTGAAGGTGAAGCGGGTTTCATCCACCGACACGATCACCTTGCGGTCGCGACCGATGCGTTCGAGAAACGGAAAGATGAATTCGCCGTGCTGCGGCGAGATGCGCTTGTACGGCGTGGGATCGATGGTGCCGCGCACGCGAAAGCCGACCCCCGTGGGTGCGAGCACCTTGGCGGCAATCTGTAGAAACGTCATGCCGTCATAGTTCGAGTCCTTGTCGAGAATGCTGGCGCGCGCCGCGTACCACGTGATGCCGACGCCCTGGATCACCACCCCGTGGCTCTTGGCGTCGTACGCCACTTGCCGGGTGATGATCACGCCGAACAGCACCACGCGTCCGGCGAGTTCGATGATCACTTCCTCGCCCGGCACGAATTGCAGCACCGCCGTCATGTCCGGGTACGGCTCTTTCTCGCCGCACGTGAAGCGAAACTGCGCGAAGTCGGCCCCGGCGGTGATCTGCACCCACACCGATTCCCACTCTTGGTATTCGAACCCGGCGACGATGACCTTGGCGATTTCATCCTGATCCTGCGTGCCGCCGCGCACGGTCGCCGGGACGTTGCTGCCGATGTCGCCAAGGCCCGCCTGATCGGCCAAGCTGCCCGGCACGTTCTTGCCGATGTCGTCTTCACCAAGCTGCGCAGCCAGTCCAGGCTCGACGACAATGGTGGGGAGTTCGATCGGGTCGGCCATGATCACGACGACAAGGCTTTGCCGCGCATCGCCATGAAGGCCGGATGCACGATCTTGTTTTCGCGGCGAAGTTCATCGGCGCGTCCGGCATCGGCATAGAGCCGGTGCGCCATCACCACGCTCGGCAGCGCCTGATTGAAGCGGAAGTTGATCATGCGCGGCAGCGGGCGCGCGGTCTCGTACAGATGCATGACGATCGACGCGTGCAGGGCGATCACCGCGCGGTACGTCATGGCGTCCATCTGATCGGCCAACTCTTCTTCCATGGCCGAGAACCCGGCGTTGATCACGTTCTTCACGTCGTCAACGTCCTGGCGGCTCACGAACGTCATGGCGCTGATCAGATAGCCTTGCGTCATCAACGCGAGTTCGATCAGCGTGTCCTTGGTCATGATCGCGCCGACCGACTTGGCCACCTGTTGCGACGCCACCACCCGCACGTGCTCGATCTGCGCCATGTTGATGCCCGCGCGGCGCGCGAGTTCGAAGCACTCGATCAGCGGCACGTCGATCGAATCGGTTTGCAACAGCCGCAGCCCGGCGACCTTCACGTCGCTGATCGCGCTGCGCAGATCGGCCCCGGTGCGCCCGCGCGTCGCCGTCCACGACAGCAGCGCATTGAGCACCGTCACCATCAACGGGTAGGCTTCAACCGCGTCTTCCTTGAACATTCATGCCCCGTGACAGTGGTAGCAGCCCGCGCGCTGACGGTAGCCGCGCGCGCCCGGTCGGACGCGCCTGTCCGCGCGTCGCCGCGATGTTGTTGGTCACGTAGGTCGGCCGCGCCCGTTGCGCCGCCCACACCGCCTGCACCGCTTGCTTCAAGCCGTTGGACTGCGCCAGCACCGCCGACTGCGTGTTGGCCATCGGCTTGAACGGTGCGACGCCGCGCTCGACGAAGGTGATGTCGAACACGCAATAGCCGCCGTAGCGCTCTTCCTCTTGCATCCGATACTGCTGCGCCACCACGATCTTGGTCTGGCGCATGTAGGTCGGAAGCTGCAACACGCCGGGTCCGGGCGTATCGAGGCGCGCTTGCAGCGCATCGCGCACCACGCGGTAGTCGCGCTGATAAAGTCCGTTGTCGTCGTCCTGCGGATACTGGATGACGTAGGCGCGCACCGTGAACCCGGTTTGCTTGCGGCCCATGTCCTCGGCGTAGCCCATCTCCTTCTTCGGATATTCGTGCAGCACGATGCGACGGCCGCCTTCCATGCTGCCCGACTCGACGTGAAAAGGGATGCCGTCGAAGTGCGCGGGCAGCAAATCACGCCGCCATGCGGACGGTAGATCGCGGATGGTCGGCATGTCATGCCACGCTGTCGTCGGCCGATGGATGGGCGATTTCCATCTGCTTTTGCGTCGAGATCGACGTGTCCTTGAACAGCCCGCCGCCCTTGGCCTTCGCGCTCACGCCCTGCGGCATGTTCTTGAAGTCCACGGTGAGGTTGCCGGTGCCGTTGACATCGACGCGCTGATTGGAAGCGCGGTCGAGCGCTGCACCCTTGCCAGCGGCACGATCGAGGATTTCGTCCGGACGGCGGCCCTTGCCAGCGGCGCGGTCCAAGTCTTCGTCACCCTTCTCGCCGGTTGACGGCCGCACCCGCAAGATATTCACGTCGGGCGAGCGCCCGCCGCCGCGTCCCAGGAACGGCGCGCCGCGATAGCTGCGCTGTAGCTGAAAATGCGGTTCGTCCCCGGCCAGCGGCTCGATCCCGTACTCGCCACCATGCTCGCGCAACCAATCACGCGCCAAACCTTTGTCCACATCGATCGCTTCGCCGAATTCGTGCCGCGAGTGTCCCGGCGCGGCCACCATCCCACGTCCCGAGCGGGTATCGTAAAGGTGCGCTTGATACTCGGTGCTGCGCCAGCCTTCGTTCATCACGAACGACTTCTGCACGTCGGGCGGCATGGCGGCGTAGGCGGCCGACACCCGCGCGCGGAATTCCGGGTTCATATTCTTGATGGCGTTGTCGAACCCGACATACTTGCGCACTTCCTCGTTGTTCTCGGTGCGAAAGGCGGGCAGCCCGCCACCACCACCGACCAGCCGCGACGGGTCGGGCAACGCGGTGCGCTGTGGCGACAGCATGCCGGACAGATCGGGATTGTCGGCGGCTGAGGTTTTCAGGATATCGATGCTGCGCTTGGCGTGCTGCGCATCGTACTCGCGCATGCGCTGTTGCTGTTGCTCGGCGAAGCGCTGCGTGTCGGCGTGCGAGTAGTAGCGCCCGCCGCGTGTGCCTTTCCAGAAATTGTAAATCTCGTTGGTGCCCGCGACCGGGACACGGCCCGGCCCTTGCCAGTTGGGGTCGCCGACCATGCCCTGGTCGGTGCGCCCTTGAATCAAGTTGCTGCCACCGGCCGCCCGGTTGTACGCACGCTCGGCGGCACCGCCGAGCCCACCGGCTGCACGGGCAAGTCCGCTTTTCACCGTGCTGTAGAAGCCGCTGTGCAATTCCTGATCGATGGTGTTACCGACCATGGTGGAGCGGTTCAACAGCGCTTCCATGGTCGCCGCCATCCCGGCGGGACTGTCGCCCGACTCCTTGCGCAGCATGCCGAGCACTTCGGACTTGAGTGCGGGATTGGCGTTGATCTCGGCGATGCGCGACGCGCGCTCGCTGGCGAGATACGCCGAGCCGCCTTCGGTGGGCTCGGCAGCGCCCGTGAATTGTCCGGCTGCGGGTCCGAACGGTGTCCCGAGCGAGGGCGTCTCGACGGTCTCGGGTCCACCGCCACCACCGGGACCACCGCCGCCGCGTCCGCGACCACCGTAGCCGCCACCGCCACCGTAACCGCCGCCGCTCAGCAGGCTTCGACCACCACCGCCGCCGAACCCGCCGACGCCGCCGTAGCCCATGCCGCCGCCGAGCCCTCCGCGCAAGCCGCCCATCTGCGTGTCAAGCAAGCCGAGCGGGGCCGCGCCGCCGCCTTCGATCGACAAAAAATCGTTGAGCCTCCGGAGTTCGGCGGTGTTGCGTTCGATCTCGGAGGCGTTGTCGCGCATCGCGTCAACGGTTTCGCCGCGCCGGTCTTCGATGTTGGTCGAGCGCGGCGCGTTCTGGATGAAGTTGTCCCACGCGTCGGGATTGATGCGCAGCCCGGCGAAGCTCGGCATCGCCGCGTTCAAGTCCACGTTGGGATCGAGCAAGTGCGCGGGCGCGCCGCGATTGCTGCCGGGCACCGGCCGGTTCCAGGCCGGGTTGCGCGGAAAGTCTTGCTTCGGGCCGGGCGCGCTGCCTTCCGAGCCCGGCGGCGCATGCGCGCCTTCACTGTAGATGAATTCGTACAGCCACTTCGGCAGCACCGCCTTGTCGAGCGACTTCAACCAATCGAACGACTTTTGCAGCGCATCGCCGATGCCTTCCGCCGCGTGCTCGGTGGCGATCATCAACCGCAGCCACAGCCGCTGGAACACGATGACCGGGCTGCTTTCGGAATAGAACGGGCTTTGCAGATGGCGCAGCGCTTCCTCTTGCGCCTGTCCTTGCTGCACGATCAGGCCGTTGTAGATTTTGGCGTCCTGATTGCGCTTCTCGCGCGCCTGCCGCTGTTCTTCGGTCAACCGCCGGATCGGCGCTTCCAGCATCGCCACGTCTTCGATGCCAAGTTGGCGCGCGAAGCGGCCCGCGACTTGCCGACCGCGCACTTCGCCGCCGCCCAACTCTTCCGGCACGTTGCGCCAGAAGGTGAGAATTTCCTGATACTTCTGCTTGATCATGTCGAGCCGATCGGCGGCGTCGTCGGTGCGCCCCAGGTCGCGCAGGAATTGCCCCATCGTGCCGCGCTCTTGAATCGGCGTCTGCCGCAGAATGTCCTCGCGCAACCGGCTGTAGTTGCGCTGCAAGTCGGCGACCGATTTCGACATTGCCTCGATCTGCGGCACCGAGCGCTGCGCCGACACCCCGGCCGCTTCCAATTGCTCGATCACGTTTTGGATATCGGCCGAGCTAAAACCGGTGCGCAGTTGCAGATTGCGCAGCGCGGTCAATTCCTCCGCAGCTTTCTTGAGGTTGAAAACCTTGTCGATCGCCTCGCTGATGGTGTCGGTCAACTTGGTGACCGCAGCGGCAGCGACGCCAGCGCCCGTACCCACCGCCAAGCCCATGCCGACAGCGGCGAGTCCACCTTCCTTGAAGCCGCTGGTGAGCGTCTTGAGCAGACCCTCGGTTTCCTTGGCCCCGCGCTTCATCTTTTCAAAGCCACCGGCTGCCTTGTCGGCTTCACCGGCCGCGCCACCACCGCCGCCGAATTCGCGCAGCCGCACTTTAAGCTGGTCGAGCCCGCCCGACGCCTGATCTTCAAGCGTGACGATGAGTCGAAGCTGTTCCTGTTGTTCGTCGGCCATCAATCGTCACTCTGTTCCTGCGCGCGCCGCTGCGCCTCGATCAGCTTGATGGTCCAATCAATGTGCCGCTCGACCGCCGACACCGGCATGTCGAGAAACAATTCTGGATTTTGATGGTAGCGGTCGGCGAGGCGGTAGCAGTTCAGGATGATGTCTACACCACCCACGCCGCCGCTTCCGGCAGAAAAAAATTGCGTAGCCGATACGCGCACGAATTATAGTCGCGCGGGTCCATGCGTTGCAGAAACGGTTCCATGACCCCCGACAGGTGCGCCATGATGCGCAGCATCTTGGCGTCGTCGATGATCGGGTCGAGATTGCCGTCGAGACGGCAGGGATTACCGCCCGCGCGCGCGATGTCGTTGGCGGTCGGCTCGCGAAAGTGAAGCTCGCTCACCATCTCACCCGCGTTGTTGCGCACCTGCTTGTGCAGCAAGCGCACCGTGATCGGCCATTCTTCCGGCGGCGGCGACGGTGCGTCGGTCACCGCCGGAATCTTGGTGGTGTCGTCCACGTCGTCGATCGGCTGATCTTCGACGAAGCCTTCGCGCATAGTGGGTTTGTTCATGGCTCACCTTGTTGCCACGCGAGGGAATGCCCTGGTTAGAGCGGGATTTCCTCGCAATTGAGACCTTCCCAACGCACGCGCAACTGACCATCGCGCGTGTTCTCTTCGAAGCCGCCTTTGACGGTGGCGTTGTGCAGCACGTACTCGAATCGATTGGCGCACTGCGCGATCACGGTCACGTCGGTTTGGAGGATCAAGTCTTCCAAGCTGAGCGTCGGGATCGCGGAGAAATCGCCCTCGATATAGGGCACGCGCGGAAGCTCTTGGTAGCCGTGGACTCCGTCCTGCCCGGCGATCATGGTGCGTTCGACGGGCGACGGGGAAACCGTCAAGTTTCCCCGCAGGGCGTACTGCTGTCCGTTGACGGAAACGAACGCAATACCAGCAAAGCGTTGGGCCAACGCAGCCTCCTATTGCTCTAGCGATGTTGAAGGGGACGTGAAGGAAGGATCAGCGCTGGCGCTGATTACGCGAAGCCGCCGCCGATGATCGCACCGCCCGGCCCGGCGATACCGGCGAGGCCGGTGTAGCCGATGATCTCGACATCGATGCCGCGATCGTATTGCAGGCGGAATTGCGCCAGCACCGCAAAGATGCGGAGTTGGTTGATCAGGTCGGGCGGGTAGAGGACGTTCAAGCGATTCGGGTTGTTGGGATCACGCTCGACCAGCAAGAACTTCTTGAAGTTCGACGTGTCCTCGACCAGCCCGTTCCATTCGTCCTGCTTGTATTGCGCCACCAATTCGGCCTTGGCGATGCCGGGCGTGATGATGGCTTGGCCGGGACCGAAGCGCGTCCCGTCGTTGGCGAGCTTGTGGCGGGGATATTTCGACGTGATCGCCTGCCGCTGATTGCGCAACAGCTTGGCGAGCGTCGCCAGCGTGGTCACGAGTTCGTACGCGTCGTCGCTCTGACCATAGAGGTTCAACTGGTACGTCGTTTGCTCGCGGGCGATCTGCGGCATGCCCGAGCCCGGCCAGCACTTCTGAATGGCGAGCCCGTTGTTGGCCAGCGAGTTGATTTCGTCGAACACGAAGCGCTTGTGCAGCGGAGCGGGCAACGTGCCGTTCAACTGCAACGTCTGCAACGGCCGCGCCGGATCATTGCTGAGCGCGCGCTGCGCCTTGGCGGTGTAGGCGGCGGTGAGTTCGAACATCGGCGTCGGCGTCGCCGTCTCGAACGCCATGATCGAGACCACGCCGCTGTTGCGGGTCTGGCCGAACACGATCAAGTCGCTGTACTCGCCGCGCTTGGACGAGAACACGTGACCGAAGTGCTGGCGCATCCATCCCCACCGGCCGGTATCGCTGAAACCGTATTCCTCTTCCCACGCCATCAACGACGTGGAGTCGGTATACGGCATGGCGACGTATTCGAATTCCTCTTCGCCCATGTTGGCGATCAGGTTGTCGAATTCCGGGGTGCCCGCGCCGCCTTGCAGATGATTGGCGATCATCGGGTCGGGATTGGTATCGTTCGGCAGTGTCACACCGAGCCCGGTGGGCGGAATCTCGCCGCCAATCTGACCATAGTAGTCACGCTCGACCCGGATGTCGTTGCCGTTGATGCCCTTGAAGGTGCACGTCAGATCGACTTCGGAAGCGGTCGTGCCGTTGACCACCGCCGTCACCGGCAAGTCTTCGTGCACCATGATGGCGTCCACGATCGCTTGCGCGACTTCGGCGGCGGTGTCGGTCATTCCCATGTTGACCGGCACGTGCTGCCCGGCGATGTAGAGATGCAGCGTGCCCGCTTCGGTCGGTGGCGCAGTCACCGTGATCTTGCCGGTGGACGCGCTCGCACCCACGGGCTCGGCGACCGGGCCGCCCCACACTTCGTTGGCGAAGTTGTTCTTGAAGAACGCCTTGAACATGCGGGCAAGCTCGCTGCCGATGCCGAACTTGGCTTCGGCCTGCGCCAAGGTGCCGATGGCGACCGGAAT